GCCGCCAAAGCGGAAGACCCGTCAGAGTAGTAAGCGATAAGCCCCGGCACCGCCTCAAGCAACACCGCACGCTGCTCCTCAGGAGGGCCCGAAACCCTTCCGAGCGCCGTCACAGCAGCCGAAACCGCGGCACTCGTAACTAGCTGAAGCGCCGCCTTAGAGTCACTCGCTGTCGGCATTGGTGGAAGGTGTCAGTGCAGCCACTACAGCGCGCCCAGCGGCCCGCCTGCGGTCAGCCATAGCACGCCGGATCTGCTGCTCGTCCAGGCCGAGCAGTTCGAGCCCAACCTCAGTCTCAGCAAGCCAGGGGATGACGCTGATCTGCTTAGCACCAGCATCAGCAGCGGCTGCCCTAGATAGGTAGACCGGGGAACGCCACTTTGCCTCAATGGAGCCCCACTCTTCGGGGATCTCAGACAAGCCGTTCTGGATAGCCAACGCCCGATTCACCGTCCGCCGGATGGGCACGGACCAGTCATCCATGGCACCCTCAGCCTCAGCAATCAAGTTTTCCCTAGACGCCAGATAAGAATCAGCACTAGTCGGGTTCGCCATGTCAGTAAGCGCAAAATCCGAATCAGGAAGATCCAACTCACGCGCCATCAACTTAGCCAAAGCATTCAAGTGCGATAGGTGCGGCTCGGGCGACTGAGCATCAAATTGCTTCACATCAGCGCGGGGATTCGTCGCGTCCTCGTCATCCGGAATGCCAAACGTTCGCCCGAGAGCAATCTGCCAAGAAGCCTTCGTAGAACCATCGGCATTCTTGAAAATACCCTCATCAGCGCCCAACAGGATCAGCTTCGGGATCGTGTAGACATCCATATGGCCCTCAAGTCGGACCAGAGTACGCAGCGCAGAACTAACGTGCGCCATAACCGGCCGCGTGATCCTTGATTTGCCCATACGGCGCGAACCACGAGGGCGGTACACCAGCGGCTCGGCCGGGACATGCCACGGGTGCGCCGAACGGTCAACCTGCCACGCGCCGTCAGCCTTATTGGCGCTGATCGTCAGCCCATCCAGGTACAGGATAAAGCCAGTGATCTTGCCGTCCGTGCGAGACGTGACCGACAGAAGGTTATCCAGCCTGCGCCGGCGGGTGTTCCATTCGCCATAGGCGTTCAGCGCATCCTTGGCGTGCACCAGAGCCGCAGGCTCACCGGCGGACTCGTCACCCTTAGTTGTGATGAGGTAATTCACGCCATGAATCAGTGAGTCAGTGCGGCCCTGCGAAATCTCCGAGAACAGGAAATTGCTTTCCTCGAGCTCGCTCATACCGAGGGAATCGAGATCCCCATCAGCCCAAATCATCTTCTCCAGGTTGCAACGTCGAGCCAGCCCGTCAACACCCTTAGCCGCCCAACCGAGCGCAAGTCCGATATTCGCGTACTGCGGCGGAATGACAGTGCCGATCTGCTGCACCGCCCGCTTCCCGTCATAGTGGGAAGAGCGCAGCAGGTTCCGGCGCTCCTTCTTAGCCAGTTCCTCAGCACACAGGTTCAGCGTGACCAGTTCATCATCAGTAAGCCCAGGAACAGACAGCTTCTCGAAAGTCACTACATCACCACCGCCGTCCTAGTACCCGCACGCCTCACAGGACGCTTCACGTTTTCGTTTTGAGCGCCCCAAAGGGCAAGAGTCTGAGCCACAATCGGCGTAATGTCCGACGCGGCATCCTTCCGGTTCCAAGCCCAGCCGCCCGCAAGGGGCCGCTTCCGAGCGAGAGACAGCGCCACGTTCACCTGCGGCTGATCCGTATGCTTGACCGACTGGTCAAGGATGCCGTCGTAATACTTGGCGCACGCGATAGCCATGTCCCGCCCCTCAGCAGCCGCCAGAGTCACGACAATGTCAGTCCCGATCAGGTAATTACGTTCGCGCCGCTTCTCAACGAGGCCGGACATTTCATCCACAACGACAGCGTGCAGGCGGTTTCTCGATGCCCGCGCAACAACCCACGGGATAACCCAATCGACACCCTTGCGGCTATCGTCAAGCTCCACATGCCAGCGACCATCAGCGCGCTGCCCAGAGAGCGCCACGGATGCGCAGGAGCGGTCGGGTGGGACGTCGATTGCGATTGATAGGCGCTCGATAGCCATTGAAGATGCGTCGGCAGCTCCGGCCCAATCCTGCTCGCTGATGACCCGGTGCTGAGAGTCTGCATCCCAGATCCCCATGGCCTCGCGGAGGAATGAATCTTCAGATAGGCGTAAGCGCATACGCTGGATCGCCTCAAGTGGCGTCCGGTGCGGGAATGAAGGGTTAGCCTTCGCCTGCTGCTCTTGACTATCCGCCGAGGCGTCACGGTCGGCGCTGAACTCAACATAAAGCGTCTCGCCCTTGCCGGTGCCGACGGCGATAGCCTCGGAGCGCATACGCTCGAAAACCTCGCCTGGGTCGGCAGGTCGTGGCGGCGTGCCAGTGAATAGCGCCAGCGCATTCGGTGATGCGTTCATGGCTGGCAGCATGTCGTCCAGCGCACGCTCGGTTAGGATCTGCGCTTCGTCAAAGACCTCAATATCAACCTTCGCGAAACCACGGCCGAAGCCGGTTTCGCGTGCTCCGAAAAGGATTCGTGAGCCGTTCCGAAAGAGGATCGCCTCTTCGCCAGAGCCCGTGAAAATCTGCTCAATATGCGGCGAGATCTTCCGGCGGGTCGTCATACCCTTCATTGAGCCGAAGGTTTCCTTGGCCGTCTTTAGCCGGTGCGCAGTCCACAGCACCGTTAGATTCGGGGTCAGTAGGCAGAGGGCAAAAACAATCGCGCCAATCAGGTACGTCTTGCCGACCTGCCGCGGGATGGACATAGCCACGCCACCAACGACGGCCGCATACTTTCCGTCCGCACGCTTCGCCAGGATCGCCCGGCCAGCGCCGTCCTGCCACTGGTCAAACCCTAAGCCAAGCTCTTTGCACTTGTCCCGCACAGACGGCCAGCCCGTAGACTTGACGCCCTTCGGCAGGATTACATGGCGGGCTGCGTCAGATAGCTTCTTCGTCCCACTCTTCGTCGGGGGTGCCGTGACCGCCATCCTCCTCAGCCTCCTGACGGACCTTCACGTCAATCGCCTCAATCTCGCGACTAATCTCCTGAAGCCGTCGCGATAAAGCCGCTAGATCGCGAGGGGGGCAGCTTGGGTCCTGCACCGTCTCGGCTACCCGGCGGCGCATAGCGACCAGCAACTCGCGCTGATCTCCAGCTTCCGCAGCCTCGGTTATGGTGCGGATCTTCTTCGGTACTGGCGGCTTCTCGTTTGCACCAACAGCCCTCAAGGGTGACTTGCGAGCGGCCATGCGAACCACCTCCAGCTAAACGAAAAGGTCTTGGTGAAACCGGTCATCCCCGCGAACGCTATTGCACCAGCGGTGCGCCGCACGCAAATTTTCAAGCGTATGCTTGCCGCCTTTGGACTGCGGGAGAATGTGATCCAGCGACGGATACCAATCAGACTGTGGATCAGCGCTGCGATCCACAGGACGGCTGCAGAGGAGACATGTCCAGTCGTCTCGCTCATAAACGGCGCGTCGGATTAGCTCGGGAATGTATGGGCCACCACCGCCGCCCATTCGAAGCGGCCGCCCCTCAGCTTGGCGCCGCAACTTGTAAGCCTTGACCTGATCCCGGTTCCACTGCACGCATGAATCACAGCGGCACTTATGAGTCCGGTAACCCTTGCGAGTCCCATGCTCCAAGATTGATCTAAGGCAGGAGTTATGCGCGGCCTCGCCAGGCTTTCCAGATGTCGCGCCTTTGTGCATCGCCTCGCCGCAAATTCGACACAGTAGGCCGGACGTTGACGGCTTGCCCTTGTCGCAGCAGCGCTTAGAGCAGTACATCCGCCTATCGGTCTTAGCTTCAAACTTCTCACCGCACTGGCGGCATGACACAATGAACATATCGACTCCTCGAAAGTCGGTCACAGCCCCGGAGTGTTGACGCACTCGCGGGGCCTTTTGGTGGTTGGCCGTGTGGAAAAAACGCTACAAACAGACGTCGCCTATCCCCAGCGGGGTTTCTCGGGGCGGCGTGGGGGGTCCCCGGGGTGGGCCTTAGTCGAGGCTGCCGGACCGTCGAACAATAGGTGCGACCATCCGGGCCCGCTTCTTGCTGTTGCACTCGCGGTGAGCGGCCTTCTTGTTCTCTAACGTGTCCGACCCGCCGAGCTTCAGTGGCTTGACGTGGTCAAGGACGAAGGACCATGGATCCAGGTGCGGGAGTGTGTAGTCGATGGCCTTGCCGCAGATGTGACAGGCAGGCTTGTCGCGTGCGATGCGTGCTCGGTGCTTGTTGCGTAGCGCACTGTTGCGCTTGGCTATCTCTGACTCAGCCATCAGACCGTGAGGCCTTCGTACACGATGGTGAACTCACCGTCGTAGTCGAGGGTGTTGGCGCAGTGGCCGCACAGGTAGAGGACGCCGCCGTTGGGTAGCAGCAGCCGGGCCTTGGCTCTGGCTGATGGGTGGCGGTCGCATGGTTCGTTCACGTGCGCCTCCTGACGTTTGCCCGCTGCGTCCGGCCTACAGGTTTACCGGCTGTATCTTCGCGGGTGTTCGCCTGCCTCCGTATGCCGGTCAGCAGGGTACATGTGTTGAGCACGGCTCGCGTTGGGCTGCCGCTCGGGCCATTCAAACCAGGTGCTCTGCAGTCGCTGGTCACCACAGGTGGGAGCCGTGCTCAAGTATGGTGGAGCCCGCCAGGCTGGGGGGTCACTGACGGGCTCCGGCTGCTTACGTCGTGACGGGGGATGTCACTTCCTCGCAGTTTGTTGGGGCAACAAAAAAGGACCGGCACTAAGTGCTCGGTCCTGACAGTTGTCCCCTCGATCTGACACACTACCGGATTCACCGGCCCCGTGCTACTTACCTGCGCGTGTGTCGTGCCATGCGTTGAGCACTTCGTGCGGATGGTAGGTGGGTTGCGGATCGCGCTGCACGGGAACGAGTTTGCCGCGCCTGGCCCAGTTGCGGATGTCCATGCTGGTGATGGCTATCCGTGCGTTCTTCCGCAGCCAGGGCAGGAGCTCGCGGGTGGTCATGGGCGGTGCGATGTCCTTGATGCGCTCGCGGTTTCCGGTGTGATTGATGGGCGGTTCTTCGGGGCCGCTGATGAGCAGTTCGGCTTTGGTGACCCAGTCTTGGATGAGCCACGCGAGGCCGGCCGCCCTGTCGTCTTGGGCGTAGGCTTCCGCGTGTGCCCCGACGGTGCGGAGGTTCTCCTGCAGTTGGAGCGCGTCGAGGTTGATGGGCGCCGCGCTGCCGGGTTTCCCGCCACTGTTCCAGCCACCACCAGCTGGCCGGACGTTGTCGAGCCTGGCGATGGTGACGCCGAGCTCCACGATGAGGACCGGCACTTTGTCCAGCCATGCTTGCAGGTCGGTGACGCACTGGCCGCAGAGGTAGTTGCTGGTGTGGTTGCGGCAGTCATCGGTGGTGCACTCGATGCTCACTGTTGGCCTCCTAGGATTTGGTTGGGTGCTGGTAGTCCGGTGAGTTCGGCGTAGGTGTGCATGAGGCCGAGCGCTGCGGCCCGCAGGTTCAGGTGGGCGTCGGGGCTGAGTTTCCCGTCGAGGTCCCTGACGAGTTCGACGGTGGCTTTCATGGTCCGGAACAGCCGGTCAACGTCGGGATCCGCTTTCGCGGGGTGGCCTTGCTGCTTCCGCTTCGCGGTCACTCTTGCTCCTTGAGTTCTCCACCGGTGCCATCGATGTGCCAGGTCGTGCCGCATTCCTTGCAGATGACGCTCTCGGAGTCATTCGTCTCGACGTGGCCGATCTTGTCCTCGCAGACGGAGCAGCATGCGCTGATCTCCCAGTCCACGGTGATGTCAGGGGCGCGTCCGGGATCGAATTGGTCGGCGTGGTTCGTGAACAAGCTGCGCCAGTAGGTGTCCTGCTTCTCCGGCTGGCCCTCGAAGTGGCGGAGTCCGTAGGTGAACATGGCGTAGCCGCAGTCCGGAGCTGTGCAGGTGAGGCGGTTCTCGGTCTGCTGAGGCTGGTGCGGATTGGTGGCTGTGGACTCAGTGGTCATGGCTGCTCCTGGGTGATGGTGATGTCGGCTCCGGGGACGTTGTCGGCCCAGACTTTGCGGATGTTCCAGTGGACGATTCGGGCGTCGTCGGTGATGACCCGTGATTTGGTGAGGGCGTCGCCGATGGCTCGCTGGAGTTTGTCGAGGTCCGGGGCGCCGGCCGGGGCGTATGGATACTTCGTGGTCTTGGGCTTCCGTAGCCGGATCTCGCCGCTGATGCTCACGGCCGAGTCGATGGGCGCCCATGCGGGCCCGGCGGCCAGTCTCGCGGCGGCCTCAACCGCTGCCCTCCACGGAGGGAGCTTCTTGGACATCTCGACCATGCGCCCGTTCCCGACGTGCTTCTTGCTGCCCTGCGCAGCAGGGGGGCCGTACGCGACAATCCGGATGGTGCGGGTCATGATGCCTCAAGTTCCGCAATGCGTGCCTCTGCCAGCTCCAGCTTGCGCTCGGCTTCCTGCCGCAGTTCGTGAGCTGACTTCCCCTCCACACGCTGGAAGGTCATCACGTAGCCCCTATTGGTGGCACGGTCGTAGCAGCGCTGTTCCAGGTAGTTCTTCGCGTCCGGGAACTGCTCAAAGGATGCCCGCATGATCTCCAGTGCGGCTGCCGCGAGGGCTTCCGGAGTGGAAATTGAGATCCCATCAGGCCCCAACTCCAGCAGGTCCGAATCCACATCCAATCGCTCCTCGGGCTTGCCCTTGGTCTTAGCCACCTTGCGGGGCCGGGCCTTCTCCGGGATGAGGAACGTCATGTTGCGGCCATTGCCCTCCATGAGTGCCTGCGGGTAGGCGGTGCCGATGAGGCGCATGACGGTGCCGGCGACGTCCATGGGGAGCGGGAGGGCGACTTGGATGCGCGTCATCTCGTCCGTGGTTTTCATTCGTCCTCCTGAACGACTGAAGCCCCAGCGTCTGCCGGGGCTTCGAAGTGTTTTCCGATGTGGGTTTGTGGTCTTAGGCCTGCTTTGAAGTCTCCCCAGCAGGACCTGCAGTTGTGGGCGTCTTGGCCGATGTGGTCTTCGCAGGGTGGCGGCTTGGGTAGCTGCGCTTTGACCTCCGGCGGCCAGAAGCGCTGGTCGATGAAGATGCAGCCGGGGGTCTCCACCTTCGGGTCACGGGCGGCGTTCACGGCCGCTGCGGCGATGTCCGCGAACTGGGCGGGGTGGGTGTGATTGCGTTCGAAGACCTTGAGCATGGCTGGCGCGCTCCATCGTGGGCGGATCTCGTGGAGCATCACGGCCAGCGCATTGGCCTGGCTTTCGGTGATCAAAATTTTCCTTCCTTCAATCAGGCGTCGCGGTCCCTCGCGTTACTTACTGGACGATTGATTGAGAAGTCTCCCTATCTTCAAAAGCCAAGAAGAAGCATTCGTGAGATAGGCACTTAGGTGAGTAGTACTTGGTTATGTTTATGGTTATGGTGCTAAGTTTTGCCAAAGCACCCGCTTAGCACCTGCTAACCGTTTGCTAACCTGCTCGGGCTTCTTGGCAGTGCTTGCATCCGATTTCGAAGATGCCCTTTTTGACGTGGT